TACAACTACTTGGCCTTTAGATGTATAAACAACATAGTAATCATCTACGCCATATCCAGCATCTATTGTCCATGTAGCATGTTGAACTACATAACCACCTTTATAAGCAAAAGAGCTAACATCTAAAGATTTAGCTAAACCACCTACAGATAATGTAGGTAAATACCATAATTTTAATGAGTTTGCTTGTGTAAAGAATATTCTGTTTTTAAATAATATTGGATTATTTAGTGTAGTAGTAGTAACCCCTGTCACAGCAGGAGTAGATGAACCTGTAATGCTTGTCCATGTTGTGCCATTATAAATATATGGTGTAGAAACACCGTTAGCCATATATAAAAATGATCCGCCAGAAGTTGTAATATTACAATATTGCCAACGTGAATTAGCTAATCCAGACAATACTGCTGAACCTACTGCACCTTGACTTGTTACGTCATATACAGAACCACTAGATATAGCAAATAGCTTACCTACTGATCCTGTTTGATAATTCATAAGCGTATCTACTTCGCCTGGCAATCCTGTAGCCCATTGTACATAGCCATTTCTTAATTTTAGCTCTGTAGTAGCAGGAAACCAATTAGTAAGATAGACCGCATCTGTTGCAGGCATGTCACTAAGGCTATCTCTGGCGTTCCACCCACCTACCGGTGCTGGTAATGATACGCTTCCTGATGATTGTTTTTTTACTGGAAACATATTATTTATTGTCCGTAATTAGCGTCAGGTATATTTTCAAATCCAATTAAAACTGATCCAGGTACTGGAGCAAAACTTAATGTAGCAGAACCAGAATCATTAGATTTAGCTAATGATAATTCCTTAATATAATCTCTAGTAAATGCTGTTGCATCAAAACCTTTAATTTCAAAGTATTTCTTTTTAAGAGCAGATACCATTAAACGATCAGGGAATATACAAGTATCTGAATCTGCTAAAAATGATGTTTGTGGTGTGCCTGAAGCTGAATCAGCCCAAGCATTACTCATGTATTCAAAACCTAGATATTCATTAGTATTCATTGCAGGCCATACTTGGAAGTATCCACCTAAAATTCTGTAACGGATTCTAGGGCCTGTTGAAATATAGCTAGACTTCAAGAATTGCCATTGTTGCGCACTTGTAGGGCCTAACATTTCCCAGCGTTTAGACTTGTCGTAATGTGTACGATCTACTTGTCTATCCCAATCGCTAGGTAATGGATATTTAGCTTGTGAAAAATAAATTGTAAATACACCGCTTTGTGTAGCGGCTTGTGATAATGTTAATGAATTAGCACCTGTTATTGTATTAACATAAGTATCTTGATTAATACCTGTACCTGTTACTATCCATAAATTACTTAACCCTGTGGTTGATTCTACAGTTGTTACATTGACAGAATTAGCCACAAGGGTACAAGTAAGTGTTTCGTATTGAGTATAAAATCTATACTCTTTATCTAATGCTTCCCAATTATGATCTCTTTGAATCTCATAGCCTACTGAGTTCATTAGAGCATAAATTTGAACAACATCTGCCGCAGTATTGCCTACCACTTGTGTAGGCTGAGTTAAACCCATTTCACCTGTAGCTTGCTGAACGAGTTGCAATAGAGTTGTTGCCATTTATTATTCCTTTTTAGGTTCTTTCGTTTCGGCTTTGACCTCAGTTTTATCTTCTGATTTAGCTTTAGCTTCTACCATTTTTGCTAATCTAGTCATCTGATCTTTAAGATCAGCAATTTCTTGCTCTCTTAATTTAAGTTCGTCTGCCTGTCTTTGTACAAATGATGAATCTTTTGCGCTTTCTAAAAACGCTTTAGCTTTATCTCTTAGGGCTAATGGTGACATACCTGCTGTCATACCGATTGCCATAAGTTGTTGATCTGAAGCTGCTGCCACTTGTTCTACAGTGTAGAACTTAAAGTGTTTTAATTCTGTAGCTTGTGCTGCGTTAAGGATAGGCCAATCTCTTAATATTGTGCCTTGCACGTTATCAGGATTGTGGTTGCCATCCGCTTTTTCGTTTAAATACATAGACCATTGTGTAGGAAACTGTGATTTATGTGAGTTATTCACAAAGGTATCAATAATACTTAGTTGATTTCCTGGTATTTCAATTCTAACAAAGTCGGCCATATAGCTAATTGGTCTGCCTTCTTTATTGGTTAGAAATTCGTTTTGTAATTCTTTACTATAAAATCTTACTGCTAATGCACCTGATTCTGACATTTAATTCTCCAAAGTAGTTTGGTTTGTCAAGCCTACTCACCATGAATAGACTTGAGAAACCCCCCTATTGCTAGGGGAGTACTTATTACTTATACAGATGCTGCTGAGAACCAGCCATAATCACCTGTTACCATTGCAGTAGCTGGAGATGTATAAGAACCACCTGAAGCTGTTACAAGGAATGTTGTTGCATTTACAGTACATGCAGTTGTTGATGCAGTGATAGTAGCGTTAGCCTTACCAAATACATAACGTAAACCGTCTGAACCCCAAACTTGCACACCTAATAATTGGTTAGCAACTTGTTGTCCAGCAGTAATGTTAGCTGCTGTTACTGTGTTAGTTAAATCAATTCCCACTAAAGGGGTTACTTAAAAAGCCATGTTATATTCTCCCTTTAATTAAGCTGTTAGAACGCCGTTAAATTGTGCGCCTGAGCTAGTAAGATTACCTGCCCAACCGATTAATTTAACAATAGCGTCTTGATTTACAGATTGACGTTCGCCACCGATTGGCACAAAGTTTCTGTCTTTGTGTGGGCGGAAGAAAATGTAGTCTGTGTTTAAGAAATACATGTGGTTAGCTGGTTCTTGCGCACCAATACCGCCACCAAGTACCACGTCAGCAGATGTACCGCCACCGTAGAATTTGAGTGAAGCGAAACCTGAACCGGCCATTTCTGGATCAGTTACACGTTGGATTGCTTGTAAGCTGTTTACATATAGATTGTAGTAGTTGTTATCTGCAACGATTAAGTCAGCCTTATCAGTACCACGAACTAGCTTGATAGCTAATTGAGTCATGTAAGATTGAATGTTAGCTGCTGAAACTGCTGCGCCACCATTAGTCACGCCAGAGAACGCTTGGTTCTGCCAGAATGTCCATGTAGCACGATTAATACTACCGTAAGTACCTGATGTTGGGCTATCTGCAACTGCTGCAGCTAAACCAGTAAGATTCTTACCACCGTTACCAGTACCGTTACCATAAAGGTCAAGGTTGATACGGTTAGCTAATTGTGCTTCTGCTACTTTGATACGACCTTCTAGTAAGTCAATGATTGCTTCTTTACCAGAGTTTTGTAACATTTCAAGACCTGAAATAGTAACTGCTGAAGCATATTGAGCAATACTGAATTGCGCTGCAGAAATTGGGCTATTAGGTGAAATGTTTAATGTTTCAAAGCCACTATATGAGCTAGTGTTGTTTGTTGATGAATCATTGTACATAATTTCTTCAAGAATGAGGTTACCGCCTGAGAAAGGACGTACATTACCTTTTGACTTCAATTTTAATAGAAGTGGATTATTGTTAGTTACGTTGTCAGCTAATTCACCAGAACGAGATTGAATGGTGGTAGCGATAATGTCACTAACTGAAGAATTGGCAAATGCCATAGTAAAACTCCTTTGTTAGTTTAATTAAATATTTTCGCTAGAAAAAGTGTCTACAATAGACGCTAATTGGTCACGAAGATTATTGCCTTTACCACCTATACTCATGTTCGCTGTAGGCGAGCTAGACTTAGGGGATATAGCCTTAGCTTTGACTAGGGCAAGTTTACTTTTCTGCTCTGTTTGGTTAGAACGAGTCTGTTCAGACTGTACCTTTTGCCAAATGTCATCATGTAAACGGATTGCTTTGTCGTAAGCAGTATTCAAATCAGAAGCCATATTGTTCTGGAGTAATCCAGCCATTGTTTCTCTGACGTCATCAAAGTAAGGTTTATCCTTACTGAAAGATTCTATTTCACCCTTTAATTGGGTTTGTTCAACTTGTTCTTGTTGCGATTGCAATTGTTGCCATTGGTTCTTAATTTGGCTTAATTCCTGTGCGATCATAGAGAATTGTGGACTAGCTTGTTGGCCGCCTAACAATCCATTTAAATCAACACCATAATCGTTTGCTAATTGCGCAAACATCTGTAATTTTTGGTCAGGGTTTCCAAATACCAAAGTCTGATGTGCAGTACCTAAGCTATTAATCCATTGTGCTGGATCAATGCCATTTTGTTGTAGAGTAGGAGCAAATTTCTCCATTGTAGAGAGAATAGG